AGATTTGTACCATTTAAGCTCTAAATCCTTATTTGGATTACCAAGCAAATTTTCAATTAATGAAGCCGCTTTTAAATAATCCTTACGAATTGAACAAATAGGAAACTTCTTACAAGAATAACATTTTGGCTGAACTTTCGTAGGCTCTGGCGGCACATTATTAGCTGGCTTTAAATAACAATTATTTCTCATTCTATCACCCCTTTACATAAAATAAAGAGAAAAATCTCTTCTCTATGTTAAGTAAAAGGGCTTCTTTTAAGTTCTAATATTTTAATTATTTTCAATTTGCGACCAATCACAGTCGGCGGCCGCTTTATCAGGACGTTCTTGGACTATTTTACCATGTCTTAAAGAATAGTGTCCTGATATATATTCAAGCTCCATGCAAGTAAGTTCATAGACCTTATTAAGGTATTTCTCAGGATTTTCAACAATTCCTTGCTTCATTTCATCTGTAATTCCAGAAATCCAGCCTATACGAATTGGTTTTCCATCTTTCATTACTGAGAACGAAATTGCACTTGCCCAGCCATAATAATAAGCTTTTGTAATTGGAGTTAAAGCTCTACCTTGGTAATAATCATAGTACATATTTTTATTAATCTTTTCTCCTGTTTTATCATTAATCCAGTAATTCCAATTCTCAATTTCTTTGCCATTATATTCTTTAGTAGGGCTCTTATATTCTCCATCAATAAAAGCGTCTATTGTCTGTTCTATTTCCATTTTAACTTTAAGAGTTTTTCTACTTGTTCTCTTGCCTGGCTCAGCAATTCCGTTCTTTTTGTAAAGTACCATTCCTTCGTCGCCACGTTTTAAAATTTCACCTAATTCATTCCAAGCCTCTTCTCCTTCTAAATATTTAGCTATATCTATATATTCTTTTCCCTTACTGGCGGCCGCTATAAAAGTATCTAAATATTTTCTAATTCTATCTTCAAATTTAGTATTGAGTAGACTTTTTCCATTATAAGCCCAGACATCAAACACATAGTAGTGGAGTTTCTCACCTTTTTCTTGTCTATCAAGAGCTTTATTAAGTAAACACCCAAGTATTGTTCCTACTTTACGACTTCCTCTTTGTTCAGGAAGATATAATTCTCCAAGTAAACAAGTTCCATTAGGTAGACTATCAAAGAATTCTTGGCACTGAGGTGTCCATTCTATTTTATTTAAATATCCTCCTTCTACACTTTCAGAGCGGCCTTGTAATCTCATGTTTCCATTATTATCTTTTATAAATCTTGCATAGTGGCCATCATTCTTTAGAGCTCCAAGGTACTGTTTAGAGAGGAACATTTGTTTTGTTTCTTCTTTTTTATTACCTTTATAGGATTTAGCAAATGACCAATAACGTTCTGCAGGAAGTTCTTCAAAATCTACATTATCAATTATCATACTCATATTTTATCTTATCTCCTTATTATTATTATTATTATTAATTATATTATATATTATATACTAATGATAATATATAATAACCAATATCAACCAACCTATTTCTTTTCTCCAAAACTTATGTGAACGGCTACGAGCGGAGCGAGTAGCGTTCACCGCCACTCGATGCACAACTTGTTGTGCATCCTGTGGCGTTTTGTGTAGGCATATCAATGTAGGCACATCAGTATTGAAAAGACGGCATTAAATGTTGTATGCCCTATAGGCTACTGATTTTTTGATATTTCACCCATCACAAGAAATAAAAAAAAGAATTATTGAAATTCTTTATTTCACTTTCAACTATCGTTAATTTAGTTTCTTACGAAATCTCTGATACTTAACAGTTCAATTAACAGTTGCCCTTATAGCGTTCTCCTTTAAGGGAAAGTATTTTCTAAAACTATCGCCCCAACCTCAACTTTTATTATAATACGTTTATAATAGGTTTTAACTACCTTTTTGACGATTAAGATTACGTTGAGATTCATAACCGCTTACGAGTTATTAGGCATACTAAATATTTAATCTTAATAGAAAATAAATGTACCCTCAAATACAGAGTAAGAATTGTTCTCAAATTCTTAAACGAGTAGATTTACGCTGCAAGGCTTACCAAACCATAAAGACGTAGAAAAACAGAGCCTATCATCTCGACAGTCCCTGTTTCCCTTTTTGATATCGCAGTGTCTTTTACAGTGTCATCACTGCGTTAAGGTATAATCTAACTTTAATCTCCACAGAGAGTTGAACATTGACCTTAAATTTGAATGTACAGTGGTATAATCCTTTTGTTATATCAGTTCCATTCTATTCAATTGTTAGCCGTAATTTACGGAGATAATCAGGTTTTAATAACCAGAAATGAGTTTTTCTCATTTATTATAATAATTATAACACATTTTTATTTAAAAGTCAAGTAGTTTAGTATAATGACTTGGCGGCCGCAGCAGTTTTAATTACAGAATAGATTTCTTCCCAATCATTACATCTATGAATAGAGGGGTCAATAACATTCTTATTCCACGGATAAGCAAGACAAATTTTTAATGGTTGAGTTGTACTAAAATTGGATAAGCAATCATCTATTAAAGCATCACCAATGACCATACTTTTATCATAACAAACAATCAGATGCTTTCTTATATCCATATAAGGGAAAATTCTTTGGAGATAAGATTCTTTTTTAGGAGCATTCTTCATTTCTGTTTTAGTACAAAAATAAATTTCGTGTCCATCATTAAATAATTTTGCCATATATTTCTGAACATTTGGTACTAATTTCATTCTATTCCATGTTCTTTTATCAAGAAAATAATGATAGAATGTTTCCTTATACTGCGGCTTGACAAAATTTTCGATATTATACTTAGTAATTTTATCTACAGTAAGATTATCTTCACTATCTTCATTATAAACATCTAATACTGCTGTAGTTAAGTCTCCTACTACATTATCAACATCACATAAAATTCTCATTTAGTCCTCCCATCTTAGCCTAATAATACTACAATTTCTCATTTTTCCATCTACATATCTTTTTGATTCTACTACATCAAAGCCTTTAGAGATAATTTCTTTTTTGACAGTATTCCATTTTAAGATATTGCCTCTTTTATCTTTGATTTTAAAGAATTGACTTAATTGGTCTTTATCTTCTTTAAATAATGGCTTTTCAAGTAAAGAAGTTATCATTCTAATAATTTCTTTTTTGGAAGGCGGCAAAGCCTTTTTTGAGTCAAAAATATTCTGGGCGGCCGCTATCTTATTATAGCCATTATTAATAGTATCGTACTTTTCAATATAATATTTTTCTTTATCACTTAGCTCTTCTTCTTCACATAATTCTATAATAGAAAAAGTAAAGTTATTAGAATTGTGATAAAGATTAAAATGGAATTCGTCATCAATAGAAGTAGAATATTTACCTTGTTCTAAATGCTCATTCCATCTACGAAAAATATCAATTGATTTTCCAATATACTTCTTTTGAGTAGTTTTATTTTCTATACAATAAATACCAATCATTTTTATTGTCCTTTCTTAACTTACTATAATAATTATAACATTAATTATAAAAAAAGTCAAAACTTTTTCAGTTTTGACCTTTAATAAACAATTCATAAAATGTTGTAGCTTCTTCTTTTAATTCTTCAATGCCTTGTGTATTATCAATTTCAATATCATAGCCGCCTTCTCTAACATTATCATCAGCTCTATTACCATAGGATTGTTCTTCTACATCTCTTTTAATAGTAAGAGTTAAAGCATTATAGTCTTTAGATAGTCTTTCAATGTCTTTATCTTCTCTACAATCTACAAAAACCGCTTTAGAGCCTAATTTTCTATGTTGTTCTATTTTAGATATCAATTCTCTATAAGGGTAATCATTCCATTCTTCTAAAACATCTTTTAGGTCTGCAAGCATTTTTCTATCATTAGCATCTTTTTTCCCATTCCAACCAGCAAATAGTGCTACATCTTTAATACTATCAACAATAGAAAGAACTCCCACATCATCTCCATTATTGGCGGCTGCCTCTCTGACAAAGGACTCAAAAAGAGTTTTTCCTGTTGTTGGTTTTGAATTTACTATAAATACTTTCATTCAAAAATTTCCTCCTCTAATTCTACAAATTTTCCATCTATATATTTATAAGGACGTTTAATGACTTTATCATCTTTCCAATGAACTTCTATAATTTCATTTCCCCATCTTTCGGCTAAATATTTAGGTATGCTTAAATCATTATAATTGTAATATTCCAATTTTGGTATATTTGTTTTATTCTTCAAATATAAAGGAAAATAGCTCTTACTGATGATTTCTGGCTCTTCTAAACTGTCATACCACATATAGAATATCATATCATTTAAGTCTTGCACTTTTTGAGCAATTTTTTTATCAATCTCAAAATTATTTTCCCAAAAAACAACGTAAATTTTTTTCTCTGTATGCCAAGTATAGCCGAAACTTTTTATTTCTTCTGAGAGTTCCATTTTATTACAGAAATTAATAATCTTATTCTTAATTTCCAAAATATCTCCATTATTATATCTCTTAGTAATATCCTTACTATATTTAATATAACCAATATGATAAAATAATTGGGCCATACTAATTTCATCAGGGGTAAAATTCTTCATTGGATATAGCATATCACATGGGAATTTATTAAAAACTTTATTACTTGCAAACACTTTATAGATAGGATTAAAACAAGATATATAAACAATTTTATAACCACAATTTTTTATATATTTCTTTATTTTAGATAAAGGAATAAATTTTTCTCCTTTTTCTAAATATTTTTTAGTCTTACTCTTTTTTCCATATAAAAATAAATTCATTTTACTTAAAGAAGCAAGATTTTTTAAAATCCTATAAGTAATTACACTTAATAAATCATCTTGATATTCCAAAATAAAGATTTTATTTTCAATATCTTTATTATATTTTTCAAGAAAATTATTAATAAAACTTGCTATAATTTGATTTGTTTGAGCTTCTAAATTCATACTATCAATTTGATAATCTAAATTTAAGCAATAATGTCTTAATTTCCATTCAGTAATTTTTTTTATATTATCCATAGTCTTTAGACCTCCTCATCATTTCTTATTATAAGTATAACATGAATTTTTAAGAAAGTCAAGTATTTCGATTATAATATTAATCTACTTGACTTTTTTAGAATATTGTGTTATAATAATATTATAGGAGATGATGAGAAAATGGAATGGAAAACAATTAAATGTACAATTACAACTGATATATTTAATCGTATAGCTACCAATTTCAATTATAAAATAAATGAATTAAAAAGTACAATTTTTATAGTAAGTGATGATA